ATTTTAGATAATAAAGGTTTCTTCATATTGGCTGACCTACATGACGTTGACACTCATTTAAATGAAAATGATAAAGAAACTTTTCGTGCCCAATACCGTGTTTTTTCATCAAATAATCTCACGAAGATGAGAAAGCAAATCATTAAATTAATGAATAATGTTTATAGTAATACTGGAACAAATAAACCATTTAACTACTCAATTAGTGCATTATGTTATTTTTTAGACCCAACAGCAAAAGTGAGCGCAGATATTGCTGGTGCTGGAAGTTATTATCCCACAATTATTGGAGAAATAATTGGGAGAGTAAATCTAATTAATTTCACTGACAGAACATTTAATACAAATCCACTATATCCGAGCGATTACAGATCACTCGCAAATAATAACAATGCCCAGAAAATAATTGATGATAAATTTTTCACCACATTATTTAATAAACTCAATACTGACATTAATGACACCATTGATGAGTTAGTAGATGAAGGGGAAGCATTAAGAAAAGCGAAAGGTAATGATGATATAGTATCTCAATTATATTATTCATTTAAGAACATCAATGATAAATGGTTGACAGGTGCTGAAAATAGTAATAAAGAATACCCATTTAATAAGAGAGGTAAGAAACTAATTGATTCTTTTGCTTTTGTTGATAGAGCAATGAATCCAATTGGTGATACGATAATAAATGCCGAAATTCTGATTGAGTTATTGGATGACCCTAACGTTAGTGTACTTTCTGTAATAACACAATTATTGTCATTAAATAGTTTTGAATTTTTCCCATTACAGAATTTCATGAGTTTTGACTCATTGGGGTGGGTAGATTCATTTAAAATAGACACTAATGGAGCAAATACCAACATTTCAAGTTCTTTTGTATGTATGTATATTGGTGGATCATCAAGTTACCCCTCAGTAACAGATAATGGTTTTGTTAACGATGGTATTATTGATATCAGTAAACCCGGTGTGGGAGATTATAGTACAAAAAAAATCAGTCAAGATGATATAAAAAACATTTTATCGTTACCTAAAGAAGCACGAACTGAAGACCAGAAACAATTAACGAATTTCAATGAGAAAGGTGAACCTTATTTCCCATACCAAGAAGTTAGGGCGTTCAGAGTGAGATTCGGAGAACAAGATCAATCAATGTTTCAAGACATAAAAATTGATAGCAAGGAATATCCTGAAACTAATGAAAGTATTCAGATACTATCGAGACTCGCTGGCGACAATAATCCTTATGCTGGAGTTCCAATTGGTCAAAGTCTATATAATTTATATGAGAACAGATCATATAAAGCAACAGTAACTGGTTTTGGAAACGCAATGATTCAACCCACACAATATTTTCAATTAGAAAATATTCCGATGTTTAATGGTGCATATTTAATATTAAGTGTCGAACACAACATAACACCAAACAAAATGACCACAAGTTTTAGTGGAACTAAAATATTGAAATTCCCTGTTCCAAGAGTAACTGATCAAGTTGCGATAGGAAAGGCAGGATTTGACGAACAAGGTGCTGGAGATGTACCTGCATTAGCTAATGCAATTGCAACTCAATCTCGTGGTGTAACACAACAAACCCTTGATAGACATAATGCAAAACTAGGTGTTGATGTGTCAAAAGCAAATGGTGTTCCAAATTGGGTGGCAGCAAAAGAAGATAATGTTAAGTATGCCATGATTAAAATTACTGAGGGTGCAACATATTACGATGGGAATGAATATGATATGGCAGCTAGTGTGAAAGGTGCTGTTAGTGCAGGCATTGAGGTAGGTTATTATCATTTGGCTAGATTCGATAGAGGTACTGACCCTGAAACCGATGGTATTGATGATGCCAATAACTGCATTAGTAACTTAGCCACTTATGACGCATTATATGGGAAATCAAAATTTCCAATTGCTTTGGATATTGAAAAACTTAGTTTCGGTTCTGAAGCTAACCCTGCCGATACAAAGTGGACAGGTAATTTAAATGCAAATATTAATACATTTGTCGGTGTATTCCTTGATACAATGACTGCTGCGGGATATGAGTGCATGATTTATGTTCGTACAATGCTTATTAATGAATGGGAATTAAATAATTACTACCACTACCCACTATGGGTCGCACACTGGATGTCTCCAAGTCCACCAAGAAACGTTGAAACATCAGAACCTAATACACCAGATGAGTGGAAAAATGGGTGGGACGCATGGCAGTTTAGTACTGTAGGCGACATTAGTGGTATTAAACCCGGAACAAGTGGCGGTGTTGATGTTAATATAATAAAAAATAGTCTGCTTCTAACATAAAAAAAGGCGGTAGTTACCGCCTTTTCATTATTCCTTCTTCTTTTCTATATTAGTTCTTTTTTAAGCTCATGTAAACCAATAATATTGTCATCAACATTTTTCATATTAAAAACCATTTCTTTGATTTTTTGAATTGCTTTGCTTTGGTTTTCATCTTTAACTGATTCCAAAATAGAAAGTGTTTCAGTCTTATAAGTTTCGAGAAGTGCTTGTTTTTCTTTATTACTTGCTTTAATTAGTGTTTGAAGTAGATTTTTATCATCTTCATTAAGACTAGCATATTTTTCATTGAATTTACCAACTGCGATTTCAATAACTTCTTCGTTTATTGTTTCAACATCAACGTTTTCAAGTAAACTTTGTTTTGGTGTTTTGATGTGATTTAAAACCAGTACAAATGATTCATGGAGCTTATCAATGTTTACTTTATCACTATCAGTTAAAGATTCCGTGATTAAAACATTAATTGCATTATACAAATCAGCGTTTTCATTCACAGGAATTTCACTCTCGTTAATAAAATCATTTATTTTTTTACGTTCTTCCTCGATTTCTTCAAGTGTATAGACCTCGAACAACTTAATGTTATTGTCTATATAACGTGTCGCAATTTGGTCATTTTCAATATGTTTGTTTTCCAAATTATTAAACACCTTAAACTCCATTTGGAGCAATGATGAATTTTTAACTACCTCAAATAAATCAAAGGCTACTTGCTTCGATTCCGTAATTAGAGCATTATTAAAATATGCTTCTTTTAAGTTATTTGAAATAACCAAATTAACTATACCAATGTTGACATTTTTCATATCGTGCTATTCGATTTAATATAAATACTGTAAATAATTATAAACGATTACCTTATATATAACAATAATAAAACGAGTTAAACCTTAATCTAACTCAATATCCTCAATATCTTGAATATCAATGCCTTCTAATGTATCCTTTTTTTCGTTAATACTGAGACTTTTACTATCACCTATCATTGTATCGATTTCCTCAATCATTGTTTCGGCTTTCTTATTTAGTTTATCGTTTTTCTTATTATTTTCGTTAATAATATCTTTTTGTCTGTTTTCTTTCTTTTGTTCAGGTTCTTTCGAAGTACCAAAAACAAGTTTTTCTAACTGTTTATCATATTCTTCATCAGTCATTCCGCTTTCCATCATGGGAGCACCACCGCCACCCATTGGAGGCATTCCTCCTGCATCGCCACCCATTGGAGGCATTCCTCCTGCGTCACCACCCATTGGAGGCATTCCTCCTGCGTCACCACCACCCAATGGGTCTTCCATTCCACCATCTGGTGGCATACCTCCTTCAGTTCCACCACTCATTTCCATATTATCAACTGGTTCACCAAATCTTTTATCGATATCAGTAAATAAACCAGATTTCTTAATTGTAACTGGTGAATCTTGAAGTTCTTGCATGACGACTTTCTCCATTTTCTGTTGTTTAAGGTCGTCAACAATTTCTCTATCACTCATATTGAAAATCATACGTTTTGCTGCGGTATGTGACATAGCTGCAATACCACCATCACCACGTGTTAATTCAGTATATGTTTGTGCCTTATCACGCATTAATTCTGATTTAAGAAGTTCTTGCTGTGTACTTGGATTAGTAAGTGTTAATTGAAAACTACTGAGGTCTTCACCACTATAACCCAACAAATAAAGATGAACCATAGCCATCTTATTCAATTCTTGAATTATTGCTTGTTGAATACGATTGATTTTTTTTGAAAATCTGATATCGTATTGTGCCATATTCTTACCACCACCACTAGCGTCTTGGAAACTTAAGAATGGTTTTGGAACACCAAGACCAGTGAATAAATTATCCCTAAGATATTCAATATCATGTATTTGGTCAAGATTCTGAGCACCGGGAAGTGTTTCAATACCTGTCTGCGTATTTGCATTTCTAACTGGAAGGAAATAGTCTTCATCATTCCCAAGTATATTAAATCTGTAGTCGATTTGTCCATCGTTTGGCGCAACTTGTGCTGTTTTCTTGAATGTGGTAGCAACCTTATAAATATATTCTTCAATATCATCCTCATCAATGTTTCCAACATCAATTTTAAATACTTTCTTCTCCCCAGCACGAATAATTCGATAAGTAAGCATAGCATCTTCAGCCATAACAAGCTGACGGAATACTCTACGAATCTTATTTAAAATTGATGAACCATATGGTAAATATTTATCATCACCAAGAAGTCTGAAGTGGGCAATTTCAAATGAATTGAATTCGTCACCTGTCATTCTTTCCTTGAATTTCACAAGTGGCTTACCGTTCTGAACTCTTTCGAATCTTTCGATTTCGTAATTCACTAATTGTTTAACGTGTGTTATACCTTTTTTTCTTTCACCATATAATAGAACGAAATTATCACCGTATTTACATACGTTTCTTACCCAAAATGGTAAGTTTACATTTACGTTAACAATGTCGTAAAAAAACTCTTCCAATAAATTCTTAATTCTTTCCTTACTACTATAAATATTAAGCATTTTACCATTAATACCAATGGTTGTTGCTTCTTCCATAAACAAATCTAATGCACTACTAATAATTGGGTAGTACTCCATGCCCTCATAATCAATGTATGCTGGAAGTCTAGCTGCTTCATATTGTAATGCTTTTTGAAATCCTCTATCCGTAGTTCTGAAGAATTTATCTTGAAGTGCTTTCTTTTGTTCAAGCTCCAATCCTTTCCTATGAATTTCTTCTGGGGTACTACCTTTAATAACAATTTTTGATGTTGATGGTGTTTGTACAGTTGCTGAACCCGATGAATCTTGGAATCCGAATCCATCAAGATTCAACATACCATTAAGTTCCTGATATATTGTTTTTTTATTTTCTTTTGCACTAGCCATTTTTATAATTTATTATAGTTTTTTATAA